CTTGCCATCGTATTCGTCGACATAGATCTGGCACCGGCCGCGCTCGCCGTCGCAGTGAGCGAGCTTGCGCCATGCGATGGGCTCTCCGTGCTTCTTCAGTCCGATGGAGCGGAGGAACGCCGCGGCCTTCCACTGCAGCCGCTCCAGGAGATAGATATTCTCGACGCACAGCGTTTTGCCCAGGTCTCCGCCGTCGATACGGAGGAACACCTTGGCCATATTGCACGCGGGCAATTTGGAAGAACCGTCGAACCACGCCTGTTCGGTCTTGATCACCTCAAAGTCATAGTTCCCGTCCGGGAGCAGCACGGACTCTTCGCCGCTGTATTCGCCGTCGTCTACGATTTCATCGTCCCAACCGATGACCTTGTTCTCTTCATTAGCCATAATTTATCCTCTCTTTCTCCCTCAGAAGGGCAGTCCGTTAAATTCGCTGTCTACCAGTTTGCCGACCTGATCCCAGGCGCCGATGAGAGCGCCCTGGATGAACTCGCTGTCATAGTCTCGCGGCATCACGTCGCCGTCGTAGTATCCGCGCCGTGCACACACGGCCTGGAGTGCCAGAGGGTCAGGCACGCCGATGCCAAGCATCTGCTGCCAGACCTTGTCCAGCAATTTGTCCTTGTCCGGATCCTCACTTTTCATGCTGTCCGGACGCTCTATTATCTCTGGTTTTTTTGCCTCCTTTTTCTTCGCGGTCGCGCGGATCCCCGGCACCGTCCCGCCCGTCGTAACCTCGACCGCTTTGGGCGGAGGCTGTATAGGCTGTTTTTCCGGCTCAGCAACATGCACCTCAGCGACCGCCGGGGCTTCGCTGAACAGGTGGGCGATCTGCTCAAACTCGAACGGCATCTCATCCGGCAGCCCGAAGCGGTTCTTTGCATCCCAGCACGCGTTGTGCGTGGCGTACATGATGCGCTTCTGACCGCCTTTGCCTTTAGTCTTGCCGTCGGACGTCTTGACAATGTCCGTCCGGTAATTCACAAACAGCAGCATGTCTACCCATTCTTTTATCAGCGGCGCGATGTTTTTCTCGTTGAGCTTCAGCATGTACCGGTCATAAGAGCCCATCTCATCTGGCAGCTCAAACTTTTTGATAATGCTGTGACAGACCAGCACAATATTGATGCCCTTTGCCACCACCTGGTCGAGCAGGGCGAGCAGCTCTTTGACTCTGTCCTTGGCGAGCACGTAGCCTTTGCCGTAGGCGATGTCTTCAATACTGTCGATTTTCTTTTTCTCGCAGACAGCGGCAAAGACCAGGCGCTCCAGCCAGTCCATGGTATCAATGGCCACCGTGCCGAAGCCGTCCGGGTTGTCGATGACGTACTGAACCTGGTTCAGCACATCCTGGAATGTCTTCGGCTGATCGAACCGAGCCACATCCATATGGCTCGTGGAGCCCTCCGTGTCGATAAACACGACGCCGGGGAACTTGCTTGTGAAGGTGGTCTTGCCGACGCCCTCTGTGCCGTAAAGACCGACCTTGATGGCCGTTTTCTTAGGCCCCCTCGTAATATTCATTTACTGATTCCTCCTCATACTTATGTCTCATCCTGTCCGCTTCGTGCCACTCAACCAGTGCCTCCGGCGAGTGCCAGTAGCTCTTCAGAAGCGTGGCCATGTTGCACGGTTCCGGCTCCGGGTTCGGCCTGGTTGCCAGCTCGCAACCGGCAGCCCATGGGCAAGTGTCTCTGCAGTCCATCCAATCACTCCTATCCTTATGCGAAGTGTTAGAAATCTTCTAATAGTCTGAAGTTTGTTACTTCACCTCCTGCTTTGGGTGGGCTTTCCTGTGTATGATGTCATTTTTCTTCCACAACTTGGGCAATGTCCGTAGAACCTTATAAAATCAATATCATCAGTAAACTCGTAAAACCATGGTTCGAAAAAGTCACACTCGGAACAATGCCATCCGTCTACGCCCGTTTTATCCTCTCCGTAAATCCATTTCGCTTCGGATTCCTGCTCTTTCAGCAGTTCCAGAATCTCCGCTGCCATTGGAAAGCTGATATGGACAATCGGGCTTTTCAGCGACCTGGTGCAATCCAGGCAGCCTGTCAAAGCCGTGATAACATCATTTCTGTTCATTTACATTCCGCTCCTTATGCGAAGTAGTTTAGTTTTTTGCTTCTTCCAGCAATTCCTCTGCAACTGTTGTTTCCCCTGTTTCAATCGCCGATCCTTGAGTATGACAACAAGGACATTCAAGTAGATTCAATCGTGTTTCTATTGGCCTTGCCGCAACCCATCTGCGATAGCATAATAGGCAAATTACTTCTGATACTTTGTTCCCCTTAACAAGAAGCATTCTATCTTCATCTCCTGTTCTCAAAGAAAACTAAGGCAATAATTGCTAATGATGTAACAACAGAGCCAATAATTGCACCAATAATGTATTCCATTCACTTTCACCTAAAGCCAATTAAATAAAACCCGGCTCTTTCTTATTGTCCCACCAATTAAAACCTTTATCTGCATTTCCATAATCTATATTTGTCTTTGGTACAAATGAGTCTTCATCATTTGGTCTGTAAGAATTGAATTGAACTGTATAACCAAGATCTTTCATTTTTGGAATAAAATCATTTCTTACGCCAATGAAAGCCATTCTTTTGTTTCCATGTCCACAGCAACATCCAGTTGTGCGAATCCCCATTTCCCAAAGTTTAACAATTTCTGGCAACAAACATTTATCAACTGCAATCAAATGAGCATTTCCATCGTCTGAAATCCAAGGAGTTTGTATATTGTAAGCGCAATCATATGTACCATATTTAATATCACAACATTCCATTTTTTTTCATCATCCTTTCGAGTTCTCTTTCTGCTTGTTTAAGTTTTCTTTTCCAATAAATACCTTTTGGATGCGATGTCGGAAACATTCTCATTCTCGCAGACAAATATGCACAATGGTCTATAAGGTTTTTAATGTTATCATCTCCGCTTTTCATTTACTTCGCATTCCTCCTAAAATATGTGTCATATCGGATTCCCGCTCTCATCGTATCCGAGCATGTGCATCTGGGCTGCCCAGTTCTGCCTGGCCATCTCCCGGCGCTGTCCCTCTGACTTTTCTTGCTTTTCGCTCACGATCGGGCATTTCTCCGGCCTTTCCTCTGCATACTCATCGACCAGATATCTGGCCGTGATGTCCTCCGCCGGTTCGCGCAGCACCAGCGCCCTGTCCCTGGCCTCCATGGCATTGCACATCATCAGGCCTTCATAATTGCCGCTCTGAATCCAGTAGGACAGCGGACAGTCCGCGCAGTTCTCCGGCATCGGGATATCAATCGTAATCATTTAACGGTACCTCTTGTATGCGTTCTTCGTGGTCTCATTGTCCAGCACAACGTATTGCATCGTTGTGTCCAGCTTTTCATGGCCAAGGATGGCGGCCACTTCCTGGATGGGCATCCCGTGCTTTGTCAGGGTGGTGGCTAACGTCCGCCTGAACTTGTGCGGATGCACATGCTCGACTCCCGCGGCCTCGGCCACGCGATTGAGCATGGCCCGCACACCGCCGGCCTGAAGCCGCTCCCCGTGCTGCCCGATGAAAAGCGCCTTGCAGTTATCCGTCCGTTCGTCCAGGTATTCCCGCAGCAGCATCCCGGCCACCGGATCCAGATAAACCATTCGCTCCTTGTCGCCCTTGCCGTGCACCACACATTCAAGGTTCTGCAGATCCACCTGATCCCGATCCAGCTCCACGGCCTCGCTGATCCGGCATCCGGTGGCGCCCAGGAATGTGACAATCGCCCGATCCCTGGCGTTCCCGCATGTCGATTTCAGCAGCTCCACGTCCACTTCACTGTAAATCTGTTTCTGTTTCTTCGGTTTCTTAATCGTTCCCAGATTGGCCGTCGGGTCGCGTTCGATGAGGCTTTCCCGTTGCAGCCAATGGAAATAGGCGCTGAATATGGCCCGGTATCCTTCCAGCGTCCCGTCGCAGATCCCGCGATCCTTTTCGCTGGCGATGTATCCGCGCAGGTGATATACCGTGATCCGCCTGGTGCTCACCCTGGCATGCTGCATCATCCGTTCGATGATGTACCGGTACCGGTCAATGGTTTTGACGCTCCGTCCCTGCACCCGCATGGCGGCCAGGAAGCTTTCCAGCAGGTCGTCTTCCTGGTCCTCCGCCAACTGGGCCTTCTCCTCGACTTCAAATCCTTCCATCACGTCGGCCACGATCCGCAGCGCCATGTTCATCTGATCCGCGATCATCTCCGCTGACATCCGTTTTTCCAGCTGATTCAGCAAACCGGCCTTAGCTTGGTATCCCATTCCGGTCCATCCTCTCTTGTTTCTTCATCAGCTCCCTGGCCTCCGCCCGGAGGCAGTGCCGGAGCTCCATCACGCTGACCGGATGGCTGCCGTCTTCCAGGGTGATATGCTTCAGCATGTCGACCAGCTCTTCGTCCGAACTCCGCATCATGAGCCAGAGGATCGTCCCCTTCAGTTGCTTTGGCGTCATATTTGTGATATGCTTAGTCGTACTACATCACCCCTTTGTTTGCCGAACAGCCTGGATGCGGTCCCAGATGTTCGGCTTTTTTACTGCCTCATGCCGGGCTTTATAGCCGGGCACCTCTGGGCCGCCGAAAACCGGCATCCGATCCAGCGCCATCATGGCGGCGGTAAACGCCGGATGCGGTTGCTGGACGTCCAGCCGGTACGTCACCACCTGACCGTCGGCCATGGCCACCTTGATCAGATCAGGATACTGTCCGTCATGCTCCCAAATAGGGGAGACATCAGCCAGTGGCCGTATTTTCGATTCTTTGCCGTCTGTGAGGCGTTCCACGTTTATCCCTCCTCTCATTCATCATTCACCAGAGGACGCCAGACGCGCAGACAAAGGCAAAAAACAGCAGCATTGGCACCAATACGGAGACCAGGCGATAGATATCGCGGGCGAACAATTCGTCCTCCGTCATCCGCACACAGATCACATGTCCCATTG